ATAAATGATTGCAAGTGAAATGCTATTTGATGGTAATGTAGGTTCAACAGGTGAAGCAGATTCACTTCAAGTTACTATTCAGACATTTCATAAATCATCTACGTAAACTAAGTCTATTCTTGGGTCTGTGATTGGTGCTGAAAATGCCAATGTATCTTGTGCAGAAAATTTTACTAAATTATTTAAGGAATTGTAGAAAATTCAGTCTTCAATTCTAACTGTAAGGTCAGGAAAAAACTGTTCGTGAGTCAATAGGTAAGAAGCACCTCTTGCATCTTCTCTCAATAAGTTGTACTGCCTCGCAGTTGCAACATCCACCCCTGGTATGACTTGTATTGTTCTCATAGATTACATAATATAAGCTAAAACTATACAACAACATTCACTATACTAACAGTCCATTCTATTGTAAGAACATTATCTGTATCTTTCACTATTTCTAAAGGGAATACTGAATGTGCCAATAAACTTCAAGAACCATTTATTCCAGTAGCAGTTTGGTCTAAAAACAACCCTGCTTCCCACACACTTGCTGAAAATCATCTTGGAAACCTTGCATATACCTTTACTGTGTTTTCATCTAATAGGGTGTCAGCTGTCTTTATAGGTTGTCTCTGTATTTCATTTCATATTGTTGTGTCGGTTTCTTGAGCGGGTATGTTTGAGTCACCTATTGCTATGTACTTTGCGTAGCCCAATTCAGGTGTAGCACTATCAGCAAGTCTTCTTGCTATACTTGCACGTCATTTTGTGCAGGTAGTGTTGAAAAATACTTTCTCCTCAATGATTCAATTTGCGTCTTCGAGGGTTACCTTACATTTATTGCTTAAAGTAAACAAATTATTCATAATTTCAATAGATTTATGAGATAAAATTTAGGACCAATACCCTCAATCAATGAATGTTCCCCCAAACCGCATTCTATCAGTGGCTCTAGGTACTCCGTCTTCTCCTCGAATGAACGGAGTCTGGTCTCCTGAATCAAGATACGCCTCTATTCAGATTGCGTCTTGCACTGGTATGGTGTATGCCATAATCAGCAAACAGTGTGCTGGATGTACTTGATTTAGAATGTCTATAAGCTCTCAGATTCTTCGAGAAGGTTGTGGGTTATATAGGTCTACCATATATGTCCAGGTGTCATCTGGGTCAAGTGGTAATTCTTGCCAAAGCTCCTCTATTTTATAGGTTTCCTCTCATCCTCAAGTAAAGTATTCTATGACATTTCTGATATTTCTCTTGGTTGCTGGGTTACCTGCAAGTCTTGTCATTAGTCTTGCCTTTCTAGCCTCCAAACTAAGTGTGGTATCAACGGGTATCTGTAGAAAATTTTCTCGTTGTACTACTCCGTCTTCATTCGCTGTTTTTATTACTAGATTTCAGACTCAAACATTTCTGTCTTGCACAAAAGAGTTCAGAATGAACGCTCTTACAACGTCGTATTTCCGAATCAATGTGTTTTCTTCAAAAGCTTTATTACGCAACCCTCTAGGATAGATGCTTTGAAGATAGTCAAACAGAGCCTGTTCTTCTGGGGTCATAGTTGTTCATACTAGATAAAGTTAATTGTAGTCACTCAAGTAACCGCCATTGCTGTATTTCACAAAGGTATATTTGCCACAGGTAATGTCACAGCGAAGTCAACTATTCCTAGTGTGTCGTGAACTGCGTTTGCAATTCAAACAACGTAGATGATTTGACCCACTGGTACACTTCTGAAATAAGCTTCGATTGCATCCTGAATAGATGTAATCAAGTACGCTTGTGAGTATCAATGGTCGTAATCAATAACCTCAATTGTGTAGTCGATAGCTTGTGTATCTGGACCTCTAACAGTAATATCGTCGCAGACTGCTCTATTTTCATCAAGGTTTACTATCCTTTGTACTGCGTCGATTAGTGCCTGTGTTGGTATTCAGCTTCAACCCCCCGATGTTATGATGATTTCTATCTCGTTTCTATACATTCCTCATACAGGAATAGTAACTGTCGCTGTTCATACTCAAGGCACTGCTTCACAGGTTTGTTTGTATCCTGAAACAGTAACCTTACCAGTATTGAGCCTCAATGTCGCAGCAATTCTTTCTCTGTATGTTTCGTCGTCTTCTCTATCGCTTCCTCCTGAAAACTCAGCATTGTTTACTACATATTCTATTCAAGTGGGCTTTGTAATAAATTGGGTGATTGTATTTGGAGCAACATTTCAGAGATTTCCTCAAGTAGTGCATTCAGCGGGTACATCGACTTCAAGATTTCCTGTTTGATTTGTTGTGGGCGGCTCTTGTGTGTTAATTGAAGTTCCGTCGGTGTCCACATAGCTTGGTGCCGTAGTTTGATGCAACAATACATAGAAGCCCCCAACAAACAGATAAACATTGTATCAAACAGCGTTGGGTACTGCTGACCAGGTTAGGCTGATAACATTAGAGCTCAATCAATTGCTTATGGTGACATCTGTGTTTAACCCAGCATCTGTCTCCTTGTTGTCTCCTGATATAGCCGTAATTTTGTAGGAATATACTCAATCTGGAATAAGACCTCAAGATGTTTGTGTTGTATAGCTTGGGGCCCAAGGAGTCGGTACCTGTGCATACAGCATAGCGTCTTCTGTTGTCTGAAAAGTGATAACCTTTCATTCAGCGCCTGCTGGTTGCGTTGAAACAAGCGTTCCTGTGACGATAAAATAGTTGTCTGTTGAAATAGCGGCTCTTCAGAAAGTCAGTGTTCAAAGCGACTTAGTTGCTGCAAGCCTATTAACTCCTCTGTCAGCTCAAAGATTGGAAAGCTCATCTCAGCTCGCATACGCCAAAAAAGCGTTGTTTACAAGAGAAACAGCGTCTTGCTGAAGAAGATAAGCCAGCTCAGCCAAAACTGCAGCGTCCATATACACCATAGTGTCTGGATTGATATTGATATTTGGTTCCAAGTTCTTTCGTTTTAGAAGCTGGAAGTTAATAAAGTCTTGTAGCGACTTTGTTGGAATTAGAGCCATCTTTGAGAAGACTTACGAGCTAAAATTTTTGACTTCAATTACTACCGAGCCGTTGTATGTTCATAGTCTCAATACTATTTCAACGAAAATTGTGTTTACGGTTCTATCTAATATGGTTACTGCTATGGCTTCTTGGATTCTTCCGTCTCCTATCATAGGCAGTAGTGCTTGTTCCACGTAGGTTCTGAGTATGTCGTCGGTTACTTTTTGGGTTGGAATTGTCTCCATCGAGGAGGCTAGTTCGCTTCAGTATAGGTCATCAAACTTCCGTGTTTCAAGCTGTGAAATAACTCTATTTTGAGCTGCTTGCAAAATAATTTCGTCACCTCTGGCAACAACAAAATCTCAACCACCATCCAGTGCCATATCCTCTCCGTAGAGTAACGCTTTATCAATTAGTTCGTCTGACGCCATTTCTAGTTGCTAACATAAGTAAATTGTGTTGCCTGCATACTTGCATTACCACCAGCTTCATCAGCTACGGGTATGGTGTCTCAATCAAGTACAAATTTTGCTCCTGAATTGAGATGTCTGCTGGTACTTTGAACTCAAATTGAATGTGAACGGTAGCTTGTAGGATTTCAATAGCCATCCAAAGCGTGTGGGTGGCTTGGAAAGGAAACAGTGTCACCCTCCTTTGAGCACCATATTCAAGCCTTGCGCACCTTAGAAACACTTTGAATAACTCCGATGATTTCATTTCAAAGTATGTCTGTGTGTCCTCTAGCTTGGTCTCCGTCTCTGACAACTCATTTCATCTGTTACGCATAATAGGTTAAAGCACTTCTAACAATGGAGCATCTACCTGAACCTTTGTGCTACTTTTCAATGTTATATCATCATCAGAAGTTATATTCATTTTTCATTTGGTATCAATAGATACTTCACCAACTGGGCTGATAGTAATGGACGCCTGTACAGCACCGTTTAGGTCCTGCGTGGATATTAGTATGTTTCAAGAGCTACCAAAGACGACATTCTGCAAAGCCTTGAAGCTGTCTCAAACATAGGCTCACCTCTGAATATACAGCAAGTCGTCTTTCGTCATACTTATTTTCTTTGTTGGCTTGAATACTCCTCAAGCAGTATCTGTCGTTCATTGTCGTATTTGAATCTCGCCATCTTTATTTATTTTCAGATGTGCTTTTTTATTGTAAACTCCCGTTTGTCCTTCCTGCACATTGTCCCCTCCGTGCATTTGGCATTCTCAAACCTCAAGACTATAATCAAAAGGCTCTAAAACCCCCAGTACCACCATCTCTGAATTATGGAGCTCGCAAATTACAACCACATCATTGACCTTTGGTAGATAATTGTATCATTTTGGTGTGATAATTTCGCAGTTCTGGTATTCTCTGTCGGTTATTTTTCATTTTACGTGACAAAGTTGAGCACCATAGATTGGGTCTTTCAGAACAGAAGTAATTGCACAGTACTCTAGTCTCATATATTATTGTGATAGTTTGATAAAAGGTGCCAATGTTACTCTACTTGTTGTCTTATTTGAAGTGTCGAAATTGTAAACTACTTCTCTGACATAAAACTCCTGCGAAATTTTTTCCTGCTCAACATACACTCTGACGACATCTAGAAGCTCTATGTTTGAAATACCATATAGTGTTACTATCATTCTAGCGGTCATATCTCCTCAGCGTAGTACGTTTAACGAGGATATTCAAAGCTCTGCGGCGTCCTTTGCTGGAGTGAGTACATTTCAGATTCTATTTATTTTGTAGCCTTTCAATCAGGATACATTTCTAATTCTGCTTGCGTAAGACCCACTTTGCAATTGCGTGTTATTCAGCGTCATTTTTGCTTGTGCTTTTGCCTTTCAACTTGTATAGGTATACCCTACTACTTGGCTTCTTACAGCAGTTATGTCTTCTGTAATTTCGATGCTCATTATTCTGTCTTGTGAGTAGTAGAACTTGCCATCATCAGCATTCAGGAATATTTTCGGTCCTTTATGCAATCAAGCAGCGTTCTCTGGTCGAGGTCTTTTATACAAAGTATTTCAACGCTTGTAGATTACAAAGTCGTTCATCTTTGCAACGTCCTCAAGCACCTGCCCTATTCTCATACTTCTACTTCATATAGAATATTCTTTGATTGTCTTTCATTCTCATAGTGACAAGTCTCGAGGATAACCCTCGAGCAGCAACTTCATAATGTCGTTATCAGTTTTTCATTTGAAAGGTCATATTTTTGGGTCAACATCAGTTTCTGTTAAAATTAGTATCTCTTCTCTTCAAGAAAGGTCCATTGTGCTTCATACTTGGTTGTAAGAAACATTCTTCTTTTCTGCAAGCCCCCTAAACAACAGTACTCATTGGGAGAATATTTCAATGACAGCCCCAACAGGTATCTTGGTGGATGACATACCAGCGTAGTTGTTAAACGTCATTGAGAACGTGTCTACAAACCTTTCCAAAGAATACTCTACACTAAAAGCTGTGAAGTTGTCATTCTTCTTTCAATCTATGCGTACTTCCATTGGAAATCCATTCTTTATCATTGGTTGTCTTTCGCTGGAATAACTAAAATGTCTCAAGGTCTAAGCCAGTGTGGTGTCTTTCGGTACATTCATTGAAAGATTCAGGCAACAGTCCAATCTGTTTCTCTAACTTTTCTACCTTGATTTGCATTTCGCAGCGCATCAAAAGGAACATTGAACTTTCTTGCTATCATCAATCAATAGTCTCAGGCTTTCACTATGTAATTCTTCTGGTTGTCGTTTGTTATTTCTGTTGTGCTTGTTTCCCCGTTTGGATTTGCCAACCATCTCTGATAGGCACAGCTTCTCATAGCAAAGTCATACAAGAGCCATTCTGCATTCAAAATTGGGTCTGTTCCCGCTGAAATAAGACCATCAACGAGTGCTTGATATAGTTCATCGCAGTTATGGTACTTCAACTCAGTAGTGTATTTGTCGTTTGAAGGTCTTACAGAGATTGCTGGGTAGAGTTTGTCTAGGTCTTTGCTTCGACCAGAGTAGCTAAACTCCCAAAACTCCATATCAAATGTATACACTGGGATGACATTGTTTTCGTCATCAGCCTCTACCTCATCTCCGCTTTGTCATACCCTCAAGCTATGTAGAATAGCAATAAAAGTACCAAAGGTTGGGTGGAACAGGATTCAAGGTTTGTTATCGTTCAGTTTCTGAAGTTGCTTTATGTAGTATTCAGGAGATTTTGTTCCTGAATAGGAATCAAACAAACCTGAAACATTTATTGTCCTATAGTTCAATACTCTTTCGTGCAAAGCTCCATTCATACCAGCATACTCATAGGTGGCAACTTTTGCAGTTTCGTCTATGGTAAATGACTTGATACTCAATGGAAATGTAAAGCCCTTTCGCTTTATGGTTAGTTGGTTGTTAGTGTTTAGCATTATTGTTGTGTGCTCATCGAACTAAAATTTCAGCCAACTCAAGGTGAAACTACTGGTCAAAGTGAGCCTCAAGAAGTTGTAGCACTTCAAAGTGCTCCTATTCAAGTTGGCAACCCAGATTGTAGCCCTCATAAGTCGAGAGTGAACTCTTTGCCTTGAAGTACAGAAATGAACTGTTGCATAAGTTGCAACTGTTTTGTAAGTAGCACTTTTGTCTCTGGGTCTAGCTTTGGGTTTTCTAATAGCCTTTTCATCTCGGATTCGGGCGTATTTTTTATCAAGCTTCATTGCTGTTGCAATAGCACCGATTGTGCCTGCCCCATCATTTGATTTCATTGTATGTCGGCAAAGGAGTCGCCCCCAAATGCCTTTGTTGTAAGCTCGTGCCCTCGTTTTAACAATGGGTGTCTCGTCAAACGGTCGGATGCTTCTCGGTTCTTATCAGCAATTTCTCTCTGAAGCTGAACGGCTCACTCTGTACCAAACATAGCTGTCATATTGGCTGACGAGACACCAGCACCTTGCAATTGAGAGGTTGCAGCTTGTATCTGCTCGTAGCTTTTTCATTTCATAACACTGCTAGCCAGCACATTGTGTAACATTGCGGGGCTTATATTCATATTTTTTGAGAGCTCTGCATCGGCTTTATTCAGAACGTCAGACGCAGCATCTCAAGTTATTTCTCACTTTCTAATTTTAGCTAGTTCTTTGGCAACGGTTAGTGTTTCTTTTGCTTCTTTTAGCGACGCTTCAACCTTCTTGATTTGGTCGTCTGTGTATTGCTCAATGAGATTTCAAAGCACCCCTCCGATTGCGTATGCTATTCAAGCCCACGCTAATGACTTAGAGATTGTGCCCATAAAACTGTTTCACATAAGCATTCCACCTCAAGCGTAGTTTCAGAAAAAGCCAGCTCAAGAAGTTGATGGTGCTCAGATTCCTCATCAACCACCTCACATAGTTCTTAGCAGGTTAGCTCAAAACATACCTCACGCTATAAGCATAGGGTTTGCCGCTAGTGTGTTCATCAACGCTAAAAACATAGGATTTGCCAAAATAGCTCCTAATGTTTTTCATACAGTCATCAACATACTTCAAAGTGCTGAAAACCCTTTCATTATTGAGTCAACAAACCTAGTTCATTCGTCTGAACGCATAAACCCTATAAATTTCTCCAAAGCGTCCAATACGGGTATCATTGCTGGTGCCATTACAGCTAGATTCTGCCTTGCTTGCGCAAAAGCCTTTCAGATATACTCATCGTTTAGGTTAGAGTCAGCTCAGAAAGCACCACTTAGCATATCCATAAGAACTCAGATAGCGGGTGCCATTGCATCGGCTGTTTCTGTCATTCTATTTCTCATTGTAGTCTTGAACTGCGCCATTTTTACTGACATAGAGTCATTCATTGTTTCAATCTTCTTTGCCATCGCCTTCTCATCTATTCACTTCTGAATATTTGTCATCATTTCTCTCAAGTCTCCCAAGTCCTTGTCGTTCGCAATGTTTGCCAACGCCTTTCTTACAACAATGTCGTTTCCAATAGACCCAAGAAGTGTATCGTATAATTTGCTTCATTGTGGAGCTTGCGCCAAGGTACTCTGAATGTTGGCAATGACCTCTGTAAAGCTATTTTTTACTTTCTGTCCTTGTTCGTTTACGTGGTAGTATAATTTGTCCTCAAATTCGCCTTGTGTGTCCATTCCTTCTAGGATGTTGAGCTCCCCTTTTGTCCATCAACCTCATTTGATATTTCTTGCAATGTTTTGTGCACCTTGTCTAGCTTCATTTCACAAGTTGTTGAAAAAACGGGCAAATCAAGCTGTTGTAAAACCCGCCATTTCTGGGTCCATTACTTTTGTCAATTTGGCAAAAATTCAGAACATTTCTCATTCCGACATTCAAGCCTGCTTTGCTTCTTTTACAAATTTAGAAAACTGTCCAGAATACTGGCTCATTGTTCCAATACCCACATCGAGCGTAGATGCAAAGATGTTCATAATATGGTCGACATCCTCTAGGTTTCTAATATCTAAACCAAGTGAGTTTGCAGCGAAAACTGTTGCATCTCAAAGTAGTCTAACATTCTCCCCAGTGGCTCTTGCTGACTCCGCCAGCTTCTGCTGGACCGCTAGTGCTTCCTCCATCTGTGCTGTATATTCTGCGGTACCTTCAGCGGCTGTTGGCATCATTCCTGATGATAACAACTGCGTAAAGGCGTCGTTGATTTCCTCTATTTGCTTTCCTGATGAATTTGAAATATCAAAAAGACCCGCTTTTACCATAGAGATAGTTTCGGGCATTTTTGCTTTTAGGGTTGCGTTCATAAGGTCAAATGTTCCTGAAAAGGAGCTGAAGTCGCTCATAACCTTTCAAAGTCCCAGACCTAGTGTAGCCGTAGCAAACACAGAAGCATATTTTATCAAGGACATAAATTGACCAGCTGTTTTTCAGAGTGCAGATGAAAAATTAGAAAAAGACCTGCTAGCGGATACCCCCGCTTGCTCTAGTAAACCTCAATATCTCGATACGCTACCAGAAGCGTTAGTTGTAGCTGAACCCACCTTTGATACAGCGGTAGATGCTTTCTCTGAACTCGCAGTAAATTGTTTTGTCTCCTGTTCTGCCTTATTCAATGAAGATGTAATACCTCTGAGGGCTGTTTCGGCTTGGTTTGCTCTAACGCTTACCTGTAACTCCAAACTTTTGGATGCCATTAGTTACTGTTTTGGAGATAAATACTTTTTCAATTCATCTTTAGGGTCTCTTCACTCTGCGTTAGCTCTCCTAACTATCTCAAGTTTTTCATCGAATCTTGTGTCTCTGAATTTTTGTCTGCTAGCTTTATTCCCTTCTCAATTGGTGCCTTCGTCGAGGGCTTGCTTTTCGTATTCTCTTCTGACTTGCTCAATTGCGAATAGGTAGACTCGCTGACCTTCTGTCAGTTCCCCAAGGTCTCTCCCATAAAAAATACGAGCTTTCTCAACGTGGGTGTACTTAAAGACATCCCACGCGGTGATTTTTTTTTTACCTCTTCAATGAGCTCCTCCATTTCTTCGGATGTTGTAGCTTCATTCAAAGGCGTATATTTTTCTTGAACCTCGTTGTAATACTGCAAGAGCATTACTATTTCGTCCATTGATAATTCTCAAACTTCTTTAGATGAGCCAAAGAATCTTTCAGTTGGCTCTTCCCCTTCTCCGTTGTGCTTCATTACAGCCTGAAAGAGAAGCTCTCTAGCACCAAAGTCCATACTGTCTTGGTTTGTTGGGTCTTTCAATTCCTGTTTAGCTTGGTACCTTCAATTAGCACTGGCTTTGATAATATCGTCTTGCGACAAAACTCTGATGCTAATAGGAACATCGGGCATAAAAGGAAAATTGAATGTGTCGTATCCTTTCTTCCCGATACGTAGGTTTCTAATGTCTTCATAAGAAAGTGTCTTCATCTTTTGCATAATGTTACATAGTAAAAGTGTTGTTGTAGTCTTCTACCCAATCTTGGTTTCTCCATTCTTTAGCAATTCCTTCGCTGATTCGGATAGCTTCTGGGTCTTTTAGCACTTGAGCAAAATTGTCCTTGGTAAAGATTTTGATAGGATAGTAGGTATTTGGCGTATCATCATATTCGTGTGGTTGATATTCGGCATAGCCTGTATCAGTTTCGTGAACAATTACCTTTTCTAGCTTGCAGTTTTCAAAGCCTTGTATTTCTGAAAGTATTTCTTCGCATACTTCATAGAACATTTTTGCTTGCATCTCTGCTGATGAGCTGAATGGTGTAATGATAACCCTTTCAAAATTTTTACACGCAAATTTAACAATGTGCTCGTCTTCTGGTAGATTCCAGAGCATAAACGTGTGGTCAAAGGAGTCGATAAAGTCGTGTACACCTTTTTTAACCAAACCAAAGTCAATGAGCATTTGAGCGTCTTCTACTTTGTTGCTCTTGATAAATAGTTCCACCTTGTAGCTGTGTCCGTGGATGTTTTGTGCGCATCTCTGCGTGTATGCGTTTCTCACAATGTGGGCAAGCTCAAACTTGAATAGCTTTCTGATTTGCATCTTATATGTCTGAAAGAATAAAAACTACCAATAGTTTACACGTTATTAACCGAAATTCAATGAGTTATTTAGAAAAAGGGTGGAAAGTTTTTACACAGCCCACCCAATTTGCAACTATTTTTCTGTAACTGTCCAAGATTTAGCTCTTCCTGAAAACTTGAATGTGGAGTTTTCGGAGATACTAACATTGTGGTCTTGAATCCTGCACTCATTGAGAGTCAAAATTTGTCCGATATTATCTGGATTTGTTTTGTCAGGGTTTTCAAATTCAACAACGATTTGGAACAATTGTCCACCTTTGAGTCTGTAGAGGTCCTTGATGTTGTTGTACAAGACAGCAGCGTCAACGGAGAACTCAGTGGTTTGTGGTTTTCTTCTTCTCAAAGTTCCACTAATACAGTTAATAAGGTCTTCTGGTGCCTTTCCATCAATTGTAAGACCAGAAACGAACCCTCGTTCGACCCCATCAACCATAATCTTACCAGAATCAATAGCCAAAGCATCCTGAAAGTCTGCTTTTCTTACTGTATTTGCCATTTTCGATAATGATTAGATGATAAAATTATAGATACACTTTGAAGTTAAGGCTGATGAAGTTCAAAGGTCTACCAGGAGACACTTCAACATCAACGTTAACTTTTGTTCTATCTGAAGAGTCAGTAGAAACAACAGGGTCTCTGTATGCTGGTGTGTTTGTGATTTCGTCAGCAACAAGAATATCCATTGCCTGATACTTAGACAACATAGCAAGAACTTCAGCTTTCATAGCAAGTCTTACTTGTGAGGTATTTCCTTGTTGTAAGAACTTAGTATGCAATACTTTAGAGACAGCTTTCTCTAAAAAGTCTACATTGAGTCTTACAGAACCTTCTTGTCGAGTATAGTCAGGGATACTGTTTTGGCTAGTTCGCGTAGTTACAAGTCTCACAATATGGATAGTGCTGTATTTCAATTCAATTGGTGTTACACCTCCTGAAATGAGAGCATCCATATCTGAAATCTTAGAAGCAACGCCTCCGAAACTTTCAAACACAGTAAAGTTGTGGTTCAATTTTGGCACTCCGTTTCCTGCGATAGAACCTGCAACAGCTGATGCAACTTCTCCTGATGTTGATAGCTTTCCGTTGAAATCAGTCAACAACGGGAATACAGAAATACATCTGTCACTATTCAAAGCCTGCGCTTTAGAAATAGTACTTGCTTCGCTGTCTCCTTTGTGAGGTGCTCTAACATACACACAAGGTGTGTTGTATCTGTCTTTAGAGTCTACACACATTTGAACTATTGCAGCAGCAGTAGTGTCCTCATTCAATTCACATACTACGATTGACTTGTCTTCGTCTTCCAACATAGCAGCAATAGCAGCAGTGTAGTTAGCGCTTACTTTAGCGGTTACAATTTGTACTATTTCTCCGATGTAGTGAGGGAATGTCAAAGATTCTGTGAATGTTACGGTTGTCGCTGTTTGAGACAATACTGTTCTTACTTCTTCGTATTGGTAAGTTTGGTCAGTACCAAGGAAGACAACATCTCCTGCAGTATACAAAGCACCGTCAACAACAGTAATGGTTGCAACACCAGCAAGACTGTCAACAGTCATAGCTGAGTTTACATCCAAAGTTGGTTGTCCGATACTTACTGCTTTGATAAGAGACGCCCCTTCAGCAAACGCTTTTCTAATCATTGGTACAAGACTAGCACCGTGTGCATAGTTTGCCCCAAAGATTGCATCTGCTTGAGATACAGATGAGACCTTGATGACCTCATTCGCAGCTCCTTGTTCTGAAGTTCCAATAATACCAATAACGACCTGATTTTCTCTTGGCACAGATAGGCTTTGTACAGCCTCTGTGATGTTTACCTTTGGTACTAGATTATTAGTCATCTTATGTCAGATTTTAGTAAGTAAAATTAGATTTGAGTAATGGTTTGTTCAATGATTTCGATTCTAGGTACTTCATATTCCTTCAAGTAGTGACACCAGAAAGAAACAGTAAATGAATACTGATGAAGCTCTGTATCGAAAGCAGGAACTTCTATTCACTCCACATCCCTTCGGAATCTGAATCTTATTTTCAAGTCTGTCACTGTCGGTACTGCACTCGTAGGCGAAACAAAGTCCAATACAGGCATTACAGTTTGAACAGGTCCCCCTCTGCTGGCGAAAACATCGGAGGAGTCATAAGCTTTCAGTTTCTGATTGATGATTTGTACATATTTATTCATCTCTCATATTTGCTTAGTGAGCAAATCAAATTGATATGACGCCACATAGGTAAACCCACAGAGCCTTCATAATGAGTGTGTGTCGCTGACCTCCTGATTTCAATGAAACCCCGATAGGCTTGTTAAGTCTCGGTCCTCTTTTATTACTTTCATAGTGAGGGCGGGCAGTTTGAAGTTAGTGTCAATGTCTGGCATATACGGTACAATATGAAAACCTGCGAAAGCTGGGTCGTTCTTGAAGTAGTACAACCAGGTCTTTCTTATGGCAGTTAGTATTCTTTCTTCTGGTACAGTAGCGAACGCCATCTTTATTTGAAAAAACTTCATAAAAGCCTGTCTACAATATTTTCTATGTTCCTTTCCTCCTGGTCTAATACCAGCCTCCGTATCGGTCTTGCGGGTATTGTAATCCAACCTTTTTGTCCATTTCAGGGTTTGTACTCTGAATTTTTGAACACTTGTGAGAATAGGTATTTCCTTTGCTTGTCTGTCATTCTGAAGGTAACTCAATACTCGTGTATTACTGCTAGCCACTCTTTCTGAGTGTAAACAGCCACCGTAGTTTGGTTGACTTTTCTATAAGCAACGGAGTCTCTCAAGTCTCAAGTCTGAACAAGCGGTGTTGGGTTAGTTCCTTGCGGTCGTCACGGTTGCTTGGTTCAATGCTTACCTCTAATAACCTTTTGTAAGTATGTTCAGATTTCAAGCAAGGTCATTGGAAGCACTTTAGCTTCAAACTCGTTGTAGCTTTTTTCGATATACCTAGATACTTCCATAAAGGACCTGAAATCTGCCATTTTGTTTCTTAGTTATCAAAGTAATTAACCATACTCTTTCTCAATCAGACAAGATATTGAAATGGATGTGGTACAATTCGTTTGACCTCATATTCCACGCCGTCGAACATAATTCTATCTTCCTTTGCAACCTTATCTGGAAAGTCTACAGTCATAATATAATCAATTTCCTCTAGTTTTCAAGAGTCTAGCATCTTTATGAACGCTTCCTTTGAAGCTTCTATTGGGTCAAGCAATACTGACATAGTTTGAGATGCATAGTCCTTTCAAGCAACCCGTTCCTCGAAGATTGGGTCATAGTTTCCTTGCGTTTCAGTAAGAGCTTTCCTAGTTACCACCGTGTGCATTTCTGAATGCACCTCCCTCATCAATACCTCAAGGTGTTGTCATAAGGCATCGGTATATTTTGCCGCTCACGCTATTACAAACTCCCTATCTCATTCAACCAACCTATCGGCAGGTTTTATGTCGTAAATGTCGCAAAATAACTTGAATGCGATATGCTTCGCTTTTGTTGTATAGTCCTGATACTTTACCGGCTGATAGCGATAGGCAACACTTGCTAGAAACGTCTCATAGGTGCTACCCACCAGCCTCTTTGTTGTACCTGTCTTATTTGTTCAAAGCATTTGTGTAGATATTTAGAATAAATTGGTTTTCATTACCTTCAATCTGTCTAGTAATTCTTGAACTGCTGGCGTGAGGTAGATTCCTCCTGCGTAGCCTTTTCAATTGTAGGTAGCGTTGTTATTTCAGAAGTTTACAGAATACTCTCCCGAAGTAAAGCTATTCACATTTCAAACTACACCAACTATACCTGTTTGTCCTAGATAGAAGTCTGATTTTAGAATGTTCATACAAATAAGTGCTATTGCTTGCTTGACTACCATAGGCACATCGCTATCAACCTCATACTTCACGGTGTAGTGTAGCTTGTCCGTATGCCCCAACACAATCAATGGGTATGTACCAACTGCTGAAGCTCAGTATGCTGTAGAGATTGGATAGTATCCGTAGCCCTCTCTTTCAAAGAGGTCCATATAGGTAGGGAAACATACCACCTCTGTACTTCAAGGTACTCGCACTTTCATATAGGTTACCTTCTTGATTGGTCTGTATCTGAACCTCATAAAGATTCTTCATTGTTTGTCCACCGTAGTTTGTCACTTCTGAACGGCGTAAAAATGTCAGAACGCTGTGTCGAGATAGCTGTCTAGCAATTCCCTTGCTAAGGATGCTGCATAATTGAGCTCTGCATCCGAGTATTTGCTGAAGTCGAATCATACTTTTGCAAGTCTTATTTCGTCAGCGGTAACATAGCTACTTCAGAGAGAAATGTCTTCTGATTGTTCTTGCGGTTTCGTAGCAACTAGCCCTTTTCCTGATGCGTGGTACAAACCATCTACCATATTTGCAGGTACTAGCCAATCAAAAGTATAGCAAGTTCTTTCTGAATCAAAGTTCATTGGAGCATCTACCACAGGCATTGCTGTAATTCAAGGCTCACCGATAGTCAAAAGAACCCCTGCATCCGTCTGAGCAGGCAAGTTCTGGTTGTTATAGAACGTAAATTCTATTCTAATTGTGTCTCCTGAATGGTATGTTCTCATCTATTACACATAATAGGTTGTAAATATTCAATTGATACTCGTTAATAGTATGAACATACAATAAACCATAGCCTATTGTAGTGTCATTGTGTATTCATCGTACCAACAATGTCTAATTGCTATTGTTGATGAATGCTTTGAGCTGTTTAATTTCGTTGATTAGAACCGAAGCGTTGACATTGAGTGAGTTTCTATCAGAGTTCTGAATATAACCCGCAACATCCTTCTTAGCTGAGTCATTAAAGATAAAAAAGCACCTTCTTCCTTCTATTTCCATTTTGCATTTGTATCCTATTGCTTTCAAGTAACTCGCGATGTACAAGTCCGTAATTTTATATGTATTCATTCCTATGGTAATTGTAAGGGTATAAAGAAGTGGCTACCTACCCAATGATAGGAATAGGTAGCCACCAAGTATTCTGAATTATTTGCTAACTAAGGAAGCAATACATTTTCAATCTTGTATTGGAACTCTTCAGCTCTACAAACCAGTACAGTACAATCTGTAACCATAAATTTGATTGCGGCACCAACTCTATCCAACATAGATTTACCGAGTCCGTACAAGTCTTCCATATATATAACATCTTGTCCTTGTGCTTTTTCTGTCACAATGTAGATGCTTTCTTTGAAAGTTCCAGGAGCTGTTCCAGCAACAGAAGCAATTGCAAATGTAGCAACGAAAGGCAATTTACCAATCATAGATTGATAGAACCCTACATCAACACCCGTTGCAACTTGGTTAGTTTGGTCGAGATTTACCCTCACGTCACCAGCCAATGATTGGTTGATAGCTCTCTTCATTCCATATCCAACGTAGATAGCAGTAGGTCTTACAGCGAATGTTCTAACGATAGTTTCGATACCTTTGTCCAAAAGATTAGTTCTGAACCCAAGAGCATTTTCCAAATCGTCTTGAACATTTGTTGTAATGTATTTGTCCAAACCGTCGAATTGAAGAGCAGAGAAAGTAGAGTCTCCTGTGATGATGAGTTGTTCTTCATCTTGGATAACTTCTCTCAAAGCAACTTCTGTAAGTTCGCTTTCAAGTTCTACAAAAGACTTACCAGCAGCCAACATTCTATCAGTAATAGATTTCATTTTACCGAACTCTTTGTAGATAGCGCTTCTTCTTTGGTAAGTTGTGTTGTCTTCAGTAGGAGTCATTCCTTCTGCGAATGGAGATGTTCCAACTCCGATAGCTGAAAGTACATTCCAAGAAGCAGCAAGACCAGAACCTGTTTTTCTAGGCAATCTGTCTCTAATAGGAGTTTCTTTATTAGTAAGTCTGTTGATGAATGCGTCAAGATTTTCTCTCGTAAGGATAGCACCTTGCACGTATGCAGGAGTACTCATTGCCTTTTCAACATTCTCCAAAGTCTGTTGAATATCAGTTTGCATTGATTGAATCGTAAATAGATAAAATAGTGTTAAATTATTTCTGTGTCTTTACAAACGTCATTGCTTCAGCAAGCGTTCGTTTTGGATTTTCATCCATTGCTTTGTTTACCTTCTCTTCGTAAGAGAGAGTTTCGTCAGTCTTAGTGAAAGATTTCTCCAAAGCTGTGTAGCTTGCGTAGCCTTTTCTTTGCTGTGCTGATTTAGCAATAAGGTCAACAGTTTGAGCCATCTTGCTAACAGTAGCAGTTAGGTCGTTGTAAGATTTCTGAAAGTTCGCACTTTCTTCTCTCTTACTTTCGTCAAAAGACTTTTTAATTTCTTCTGATTTCACTACGCTTGATTTCAAACTCGCAACATCAGCTGACAAGTTCTTAACCATAGGAACCAAGTTTTCTGAAATGAATTTAACCAAAGTTTCAACAGTGCTCTTATTGCATTTCTCTTCTGTTTTTTCTTCGTCTTCCTTCATTCCATCTGCCTTCTTTCCTTTTGCTTTTTCGGTGGTGTCTTCTACTTCTTCAACCTTAACTTCGTCTTTCTTGACTTCAGGTGCTTCTGTAAGAGCTTTTTCCAAATCAGCTATTTGTTCTTCTAAGGAGTTAGACATAGCATACTGCTCACCGCCTTTGTTAGGCAAGTCTTGTTTAGCTTGACGTTTAGCATTATGGTCTGCCATTGGTTTCCCTGGTGTAACTCCTTTCTCTACAATTCCTTCTCAACCTTCAGCTGGTGTAGTAGCCTCTTCTGATGCAAGAGCTTCCGCAGTAGCAGTCACTTCAGCAGGAGTTTCCTCAGCTTTAGCTTCTCTCTCTTCGTTTGCAACTTCCGATTGCGCAGAAGATGAATCAGAAGTTTCTTCGGTTGATTTTGCAACTTCTTCCACTTGAGTAGCAGTCTCTGTAGATGGTTCGCCTTCCACTACTGTTTCTTCTACCTTAGCGTCTTCAGTTGTAGTTGTCTCTGGAGGCTTATCAGCTTCCACAGGACTCTCGGGAGTGTTATTTTCAGACGCCCCAAATGTGGCTGCCTCTACTACTTCTGTTGAAGTTGTATCCTTAGCTTCGTCTGTGTTCTTTGCTACTACGTTCATATTGTTATCCTTAGTATCTAAAGTTTCTTCTTTATTAACTTGATTCACCGCTACGTGACCTTCACCAACACCTGATTGGTTTGGGCTGATAGCTGTTCTGAACATTCAAGACATTTGTGTACCGATAGAATGACGGCTTCTTTTTCTCTCCATCATAGTTCTATATGCTTCTGCAAATTTCTTTACTTCTCTGTCAGACAAGTCGTTTCCATCCACTTGTGGTCTGTTTCCTTCCTTATTTACATAGAATGAGTGGCATTTCTGCATCAAACCTACTACTTCTTTGTCGTCCTCTGTTGCTTCTACAACGGGAGTAACATTGCTCTTTTGAGCTTCTTCAGCTTTAGTAACTTTCTTATTCATCGCCTCTTGATAGTGATGAAATAAATGATTGAGAGCCATATTGAAGTCCTTTGGTGTCATCCACGAGTATCAGCCAGACAAAAGGTCTGAAAGCTGGTATTTGAGCCACTCTATATTTATAGTAAAGTCTTTGTTGTGGTGTGGGAATTGTTTGCTTGGTAATAGGTCTAGCACAAAGCATTCATTTGGTAGACTGTCTATGAGCTTCCAACCATCTTCGCCTTCTAGCGCTTTTGGTTTAGGTAGGTCATCAAAGTCAACCGCTTGTAATGCTCTTACAAGATTAGTAACCGCCTGAATAGATAATTGGTTCTCCTGAAGAGATTGAATCTGGTAGTTTGAAACAGGAGCAATATCAGAGCAGTCTTTTGCAAAATTGTCCATTGCTTCGCTCCAAATTTGTTCAGCCTTCTTAACTTCTTTGATTCTCCTATCTAATTTCTTTGTACACCCTTTTTGTATGTCATCTACATTAACAACATATCAAGTTTTCTGTGTTATTTCTGATACTTCCATTCAGAGCACTTTAGCTCTGGATTTGATTTTTCTCCAAACCTTGGCTTTGTCCTTAGCTGGAATACCAACACCGCCTCTAGTGCCATTCATAGCACCAGCCGCAGCACTTACGTGTGCTTTGTCTGGCATAGGAAGTTTTCTAACCTTATTTCATTCAGCGTCTGTGGTAACATACCCAAATTCTGAATCGGGAGTCTTGTCTCTTTGCTCTGTGGTAAGAGCTTTGCTGAAGCCTTTGTAGTACTCGATAAGCTTTGTGGCTTCTGTTGTTTCTTGCTTTTTTTCCATATTGAATGATTTGGCAATAGATAAAGTAGCGTTGTAATTACTTGGATTCTTTACAACAGATATTTCATTCAAAACAACTTCAGTGTATGTCTTAACCATTCTTCAAAGGTCCTTAACATACTCTATAGTTGCGTCAATAACTTTTCAGCCTACTGATAAAGCAATAGTCTTTCCTTTATCTAGCAAGGCGGCAACATCTCTTCACAAGGAAAAATCAAGGTCTATCTCACCCTTGACATACATTTTGTTATCTACCATCTTAGCTTCTGTCCAAACACCAACCTCTGAATAGAGCTTGTTTTCGTGTTCAATTCTAATAGGTATCAGACCTTTATTTACGGCGTTGCTCATCTTCTCTACTGCTTGTGCGGAAAATCTTTCGTTCTCTCTATCTATAGTAGAGTCTGATGCAATACCTTCTATAACTAGCGTGTTTGCATTTTTCTTATAAGCCTTCGTTACGGGGATGTTTAGTCTAAACATTCTGTGTATAAAAAAACCAACTAAAATAGGAGGTCCTTGTTAGTCGGCTCTCTAGGAGACTCAGGGGCGGATAACCCTCGCATAGTTTTATTTCTATAGCTAGAGTAATTAAATTTGAATAGATTGCAAGTGTTTTTGTTAAACAATGTCGCGGCAAGGTTAAAATGTCAGTATTGGGCAAAAATAGAAATGTCAGTAAAATAAGTAGATTTTTAAAATTTAACCTACTTATAAAATGGCA